AGGACATATTTAAAATATATAACTTTAACTAAACTTACTTAGTACATAGTATCACTCTTATTTGTTTTTGTCAAATTGACATAAAAAACTTCGCTTATGAATTAAATGCCAACAGTTAGAAACTCAACTAACTTTTGAAGAAATTCACACACGAAGAATCTGTCTTAGATGCCAAGGAGACACAAGTTAACTATAGCATATTTAAAAGTGAATATCTAATAAAAGAAAAAACACGCTGGCAAGGCGCGATATATAGAAAAAATAATAAATAAAATATTTATTTTTATTGCCTCTAATATTATAGCATATTAAAACGCCTACATAAAGCAGACGTATTAGATGAATACCTATTTATGGGAAAAGTTATTATATGAATTCAATGAAGTATCGTAAAACAATCATACCAAATAAATACACTAAAAAATATAACCACTACTTAAAATAAGTTTATTTATTATTCCTATTGAATTTAACTTTCTTTTTTTTCTTTTTAGGAAATAAATTATAAAATGATTCTGCATTCTTGAATCCAATTAAATTAGCAGCTTGATCCTTGTTCGAGGAATTTTTAATTAGTAAATTTATCGCTCCATAAATTTTTCCAAAATTGTAATAAGGATTAATTGAAGGCATCATTTCAACTATTATACATAATATCAATGCAAGTCTTCTTGTAATTTCATTTTTTTGATTTATAAATAAATGATTTTTCCATTCATTTAAAGATATAGGGCTCGTTGTAAGTTGCACATCAATTACTGTGGAATTATGAGCACAATTATTCCTTATAAATTTTAAACTCTTTAACCATGATTTTAGTTGCTCCGGAGTACAATTATAATAATCTGCTAGTTTTCTTAAGTTCTTATTTGACATAAGATCAAGTAGTTCTACTATATCTCCAAAAGTCAAAATTTCTACTAATAGCCAAATTGTTGGATATTTGTTATTTTTTAAATTCTTTTTATCTTTAAGCTCAGTTGATGATGAGCGTTGCATTCTATTATATATTTTTTGTTTAAAATATTTTTGCTTATCCTCTAAATAGTATTTACAATACTTATCTCTATTACACCAGTTAGAGAAATTTAAATAGTAATATGCTCCTTTTTCTCCTAAAATATAAGCCAGCTTAGTCTTTATTGAAACTTCTATATCTTCTATACCATGAAGTAGCGAAATTCTTAAGTCTTTATCAGCATAAAAACGATTTAAAATATCTTGGAAAGTAACATTATTATAAATACGTTCTTTGTTTTCATCAACACGTGATAATGGAAGCGAAAAGGACTTGAGTTTATAGTAACCTATATCCCTAACATGTCGAATTGCTAAATCTTTATCCTCGACTTCAACGCCTCTAGAAATAAATAGATCTACCTGTTCTTCAAAACTGAGTGGTCTTGGATCCCCCATAATAGCTCCTTTAATTTGGATACAAAAAAATACCCTCACCTCGGAACGTATCCGCCACTAAGGGAGTGAGAGTGTTGTCATTTGTTATTTATATTATATCAGATTAATGTACACTGTCAACAAAAAAACATAACTTTTCCGTGTTTTTGGCATTTTTTACTTGCTTTTTACACAAAAAATGGTTCGAAACATAACGTCCTCCTTATACTTTAATCCAAATTTTTGAATTATTCCATGAAGAAACAAAAAAACTCCCAGTCACTGAACCGGGAGCTAAGAAAAACAAAATTAGAAGCAAGCTTCTTCTTTTGGTACTTTTATTATATCACTATTCAATCTCTAGACAAAGCAAAAAGCCCGGTCTAGCGACCGGACATTTTTTATATTAATAATTTAGGTTTTGTCCTGCATAAATCAAATTAGGGTTTTGGATGCCATTACTTGAAACAAGATGCTGTACAGTTGTGTCTAAACGTTGTGCAATAACTGAGAGATTTTCTCCGTATTGTACAGTATAAGTTCCGCCTGTTGCCGCATTTGAGCCGCCTGAGTAGCTGATTGCTTGACCTGCATAAATAAGGTTAGGATTACTCAAAGCGTTCTGACGGGCCAATTCTTGCCAGCTTGTACCCCAATTGTAAGCAATGCTGCTCAATGTGTCACCATATTGAACGATGTGAGTTTTATTGCTTGGACTTGGTGTTGGAGTAGGTTCTGAAGTTGGATTTGGTGTTGGTGCTGGATCAGGTACTTTTCCATCATATCCATTATCCGTGATACCTGTAAGGTCAATATTACCATCCAATCCACCTGCAACATAAGTTGAGGTAAATTGGAAAATGCCAATATCATCCATACTTGGGAAGAAATTCCAGTTTGGTGTTGGAGTTACTTCATAGTTTGGATATTCCGCAATCCAAAGTGATTTAGGGAATTCTTTGATAATTCGCTTGTAATCAACGTGGGCTAATGTATAAGGTTTGTAGCTGTAATACATTGGTGTATATCCTGCTTCTTTCACACGGCGCATTCCGTAAAGAATAGCATCTGTGTTCGCCTGCTTACTTCCACTCGCCCCACTCTCGTAATCAAGAGCGACAATAGAGCCTTTTGGTGTAGCAATTTGTGGCAAGTATCGATCAAGAACGCCTTTTGAAAGTTCAATGGAGCCACCTACTTGATACCAAATATATGTGTGCGCACGTTTTCCTTGTGCCAGTGTATTTTGAACTTGACTGTTATAAGTCAACTGGTCCACATAATACCCGCCATAAGTTCCCCCAATTTGAGCGATTGAGAACTTGTCATTAGCATAACCAAAGTTTCCTTGATAGCCGTTATATTTTGACCAATCCACTCCTTGGTCTCCTACTGCCGCAAATGCTTGGCTTGTTGCACCGAAACTCGTCAGAGCTAGAATTCCAATTGTCGTGGCTTTAATAATTTTTTTCATTTGTTGCCCTCCAATTTTTCCATAACACGTTGGCTGTCTTTAATTCCCGCAGTTGTGGGATCAACCACAACGCCAATAATTGCCAACAAACCAAAAGCAGCATTGATAATTGCTGCCAGTTGTTGGTTCAATACTACAAAATCCCATTTATAACCAAATGGGGCTCCAATAGTTTGTGCGAGTAAAAGAAAAGCCGGCACAGCTGCCAGCCAAAACGTTTTACTTTTAAGTCGTACTTCCCAATTAATTTTATTCACAGATTATCCTCCGATTCCTTTTGTTAAAAAATAACTCACTACTCCAAGACCTAGAGCAATCATATAGCCCCAAGCCCATTTGTTATTCGATTTGATTTCTTTAATTGCCTCTTCATTATGCAAAGCCACTGAGTAAGCTTTATCCGCTTTTTCTCTCAACAATTCATAATTGTCAAGTTTCGTTTCAATTCTGGCCAAGCGTTCAAGGACCTCTTGCCATGCTTTTTCTTCCAAATTTTTTCCTTTCTAATCTACTAGAAAACTAGTATCAAACCCTACTATCTGATAGCCATTCCCCATATCTCCTATAGGTGTCAGAGTGAGAGCCCCACTAGTGGAAAGACTCATACGCACCGTAGTTGTAGAACTAATTATCCCTCCAAGCCATTCATGTTGTTGACTAATAGAAACTGGAATTTTTCCAAACTGAACGCCTGTTCCTGAAGCAGTAGTGACTGTAATTATACGTCCCCTCAAGTAAAGACAACCATTTAAAATACGATATTGCGCTGGGAATGTTCCTGATTTAAACCCATTCATTGTCTCAATATCTTGCCAACCTGAATCACTTATTAAACCGTCTAGAGTTTTAGATACTTCTTGAAAATTTGAATCGATAGCCTCTGCACCATTAGCCATTCCTCGATATATTTTTTCTAGTTTTTCCATTAGTTGAACCACCCTTCTTCTTTCAATTCTGCAACAACTTCCGCATACCACAGACTAGGTACATCTTCGAGTTTGTATGCACCCTTTTTTATATACATAACGTACAATCCCACCATGATTATTTCCCCTTTTCTAATTGACTTACTTTTGCTGCCAACTCAAAAATAGCTAGGTTTGCTTGTTCAAATTCTTCTGGAGAAACAATATCTACCGTTTCCCACTTATTCTCAACCCAGTCAAAACCTGTTATAAGCTTTCCTGCTTCTTCTGGTGGCTTAATATCGGTAAAAGGTCGAGCAATAATTTCATTGTCTGGGGCTTGCCATTCTGTGAAATTTTTACCTGTTACTTTATATACTGTCTTTGACATATTAATTCCCCTCTATTTTTTCTTCTAATTGAACAAGTCTTTGCAATAAGTTATCTTGCGTAGGTGTTGCTTTATTTTTGGTAATAACAACTTGGCTTTCGTCTGTGTTTTCTCCAATAGGTTCGCCCCCATCAACGTGAACCATTAAACTTCTTACACCATCAAAGAGAAGGTATTCTCCACTTTCCGGACGATAATTGAATTTAAAATTTTCATAATCTAAAGCAACTTGAATAACAAGTTCATTGTTGGCCCATGAAACGATTCTATTTTCTACTATTTTTGGTATTGTTCCACCAAACATTCCATCCGGTTCCTCTCCCAATGGGGCATTTCCTAAACCGTATTCCCATGTGTCAATATATACTGAAGGTAAGGCATTCATTTTACGACTAATCATAATCTGCACCCCTTGAGGAACAAAAGCAATAAGTAGCTTTTCAATGTTTTCAATACGATCATCAAGTACCGTGAAGTCCCCAAAATATTCACTACTTCTGGCATTAATTACTTCACTATCCTGTGTAGCATTAGCAATCACATTTTTAAAGTCATTTTCAAGATTTGTTTGTCGCTCTTCTACATCCTCTTGACGTTTTCTATATTGTTCTATCCATTTTTTTAAATTTAAGACCCAATATCCACACCAGCGCATAAATAAGTAAATTATTTTTCGAACTGCTTTTGAACTTGCTTTAGTCCACATACCTTCGGATAGCTCAAGAATATATTCATCTTTAGGTCCTTTGTCAATATATTCTGGTTCTTCAAGATTAAAATCCTCAAAGTCTGTCAGGTAGTCTTCATCGTTCGGCTCAGATGGTTTTATTTCAGGTTCTGTTTTTAGCGGCACATAATCTTTTGACAATTCATCATATTTAGACATGTAACTCCCTTCTTATTTTTTATCTTCTAAAGCTTTTATTCTTTTTTCTTGATCATCAATTATTTTTTGCTGGTCAGATAATTTTGCACTTTGTTCAGAAACCAATTTAGCTTGCTCTTCTTGCAACCTTGCAATTTCTTCTTGCTTTTCCTTATTGATTTGTTCCTGTCTTGCAATTTCTTCCTCAAGTTCTCGTAACATTTTTTCTTGTTCTGGAACTCTATTGGCAATTTCTATTAGAGCTTCTGCCTCGGCTTTGAGTTCATCAAGACTTTTTCTTGAATTATCAATGTTTTGTTTTGCATTATCTAATTCATCAGAAAAACCTCTAAACTGCAATTGAAATGCGGATAGAGTTTGTTTACTTGAGCCCAGTACTAAATCAATCTTATGTGGTTGATTTATATCTATTGTTTTTTCAACAATTTGCTGATAAGTGACATCTGAGATAAATTTATTATCAATCGGATAATAATTTCCCAACTCAAAAGGTTGGTATCGGTCATCTAATAAATCAAGATTGACTGTTGTTACACCCCAAGTTACTAAAGCGACCCTTTGGTCTCGGAGGTATTGTTCCCCTTTAGTTTTTAAATAGCTAGGTTGCTTAGTATCTGACCAATTTACAGATTTTTCAATAATCCCGAATTCTTCAATGAGTTTTTCATCATCAATATAATCTTTACCCCCATTTACAGAACCAATTGTATATCGTTCCCTTGCAAGAATTGATGTATCATTTTCTGGTTTCTCAATTTCCGCACCAGTAGGAACAATGCGAGTAATAAGTTCATCAGAATTCATTGACTTAGCAACTTCAATCATGTTTCTAGCAACTTTAATCGGTTGATTGACTTTCACACCATATTCAGCAATATAATCAAGTATCATTTCTCCATTCTGATTTCTCAGAATAAGGTTGCCGCCCAGTCTATCTATTAGCTTGTCTTTTATGGTGTCAAATGTATCTTCATAACCAATACCTCGGTAAACATTACCTGTATTGTTGCTTACTGTAACTTCCCCAAGTTTAAATCGTTTATGAGGTTGAACAGTTTGGTTGTGTCTATTGATAATTGTCTCCAAATAAGCTCGTAGATTACTTACTGAAACATCTTTAAAGCGCTGTGAACTATCATGAAGATAATCAAGAAATCCAACACATTGAACAGCTTGAGTGAAATTACCTGAGCTATCCATTTTCAAGTTTTCAATTTTACGAACTCGACCTTCAAACTCTTTTCTCCCTGTTCTTGTATTAATAACCTTAATCAAGCTTATAAGCGGCTTTAATTTTGCATAACTAGGATTAGATAGTGTTGAAGTAAAAGTAAAAGTTGGAATACTTCCTAATTCTTGTTTTATGACTCCTGTCGCAAGTTTAGAAGCAGCCTCTGAAATATCGTGAATTACACGCCCTTTCGTGTCTTTATAATCCTCGTACCAAATAACTCTATACATTACATCATTACCTCACCAAGAAGTCTAAAATTGAATACTCCATTACCAATGAGTTGTAAATCGTTAACTCCCTTTAATAACTGAAAATCAAAAAATTCATTTCTTCCTTTCACAAGCGGAAACGTTTGATCCAGATATTTAATTGCTCCAGAACCATCTTCTCCTTCAAAATTTATTATGGGACTAATGGATTTATCAAATCCATTCCATAAGTGGATATTTTTAAAGTATTCCACTTTAAAAGAGAGTTGCTGCTCATATTTATCTGGATACCACATTTCATTCCACAAATCTTGTTTTGCATCGCTATCAACAATAAAAAATGGACGAGCAATAAAACTAATAGAGACAGCAACCTCATTTTTATCGTGGATGTCATCAACATTCACACTCTCACATTTTGCATACCAATAGCCGTCCTTATCATGGGTATCATAAAGCTTAGAAAAGTCTGACATCATCAGTTCACGTTTGACCGTGTTTTCTATTGTCTTTCTATTAGCATAGGATGGAACAACTGCCATGAATCTATATTCAATCTTCCGCATTTCAAAAAAACGCTCACCAAATATAGAAGAAAAATCACTCTCTCCGTTTGTATAAGGAATAGAAACTGTGACTAGTTTTTCCTTTGGGGTTGGGGCTGAACGTTCCGTTAGATACAGGCCGTGAGATTTACTGTCAAAATCTGCAAATTGTATTTTTTCTTTAATTTCTAAAATGACAAACGCCCCCTATCTTGATAATTATCAAATCCTAACTTATCTATAGTATCTGGATGTCCACCTACAATAGCTGCTCCATCAAGAACTATTTTTTCTCTTGTAGCTTGGATTAAATCATCCAGTTTTTTATTAAGTACCGACCGGTCACTTTTAATTTCTCCAGAAAATCCTAGATCAACATCAAATCCCTGTACAGCTACATCACTAGTTTTTTGAATTAAGTTACGCATTGCATTGACTGCATTTCTTGTCTTATCTTCAATACCACTAGCCACACCCAAGCCAAGGAATGCCCCAACCTCACGTTTTAACAGTCGTGAAGGAGATTTAATTTCAGCCTTTTTCTTCGCCTCGGCATTCACTCTCGATACCAATGACTGCATTGCTGCTACTGCAGAACCTGCACTTGCATTGATACCATCTGCAACGCCTAAAGCCATATTGCTACCAATAGAATTAAATCCACCTACAGAACTAGCTCCATTTTTTGCGGAGTTAGCTAAAGAAGTTCCGGCATTTTGAGCACTTCCTCTTCGATATTCAATACCATGAACAAAATTCATACCAGCATCTTGCCCAGTATTTCGGAAATCGTTGGTTTTGGTTTTAGCTCCTTGACTTGCATTTTCAGCAAGTGAAGAACCCGCATTTTTTGCGCCACCTTTTCCATTTTCGACACCTTTATTATGAGCATCTGCAGCATTTTTACCATCTTGCGCTGTCTTTTGAGCTGTCTTGCTCGTCTCGCTAGTTACACCATCTTTAAGATAGGAACCTGCAGCTTTGGTATCTCCTTGCTTCAAAGCATTAATGAAATTTTGACGCCCTTTTTCACCATCACTAAACATGCCTGGTGGCAATGTGCCTAATCCTTTTTTGACATCCGCAGTAATACTTGCGCCAACAGCCTTAACATCTCCTGACTTCAATGCTGTTACGAGATTAGTCGCACCTTCTACCCCTTTTTCTTGGAGCATAGCTGCCATAATCGTCATTTGTTCTGCAACACTTGCACCGTTACTTCTGTAACTTTCAAGAATACTTAAAAGATTTTGGTCAGTAAGATTTTTCTCGTTCGCTAAAGCAGCTGCCAGCTGTTCTGCAGTTGTTTGATTTTGCGCAGCTTGGAGAGCAAGCCAATTTTGCCCAAATGCTGTCTGAGCCTCAGTTAGTGATTGATTTTTATTTTGCAAGTTAATAATCTCTTGTTGGAAACTTGCTTTTTCCATCTCATCATTAGACTGAGCTTGAGCCTGTTTAAGGTTCTGAATTTCTTGATTATTCGTATTGATCAACTCAATTTGTTGTGAGTTAGAATCTCGAAGGTTCGTTAAGGCTATGTTCGTTTCCTCTTTACTAATAGAATCCCCTAATTCAATACGCTCACGGAGCTTATCAATATAAGTTTGATTAGTTGTTCCTAATTCTTCAACTACAGCATTACGTGAATTTACCAAAGCCACTCTTTGCGATTCGGTAAGCTGATTACCAGACTTATCCGTATTGCTCTTAAGCATTTGGCTGTATTCATTATTTACTGCTAGTAAATCTGAGCGACTCTTTTGGAAGTCTGCCATCAAGGTAGCATTAGCTTTTTGCATAATACCTTGGCGCTCATTTTCACTTTTACCTTCAGCATTTGCGATTGCTTGGCTGTATTTTTCAACAGCAGTTTGACGTTGTTTACCACCTTCTTCAATAAGTTTAAGGCTCTTCTCATTGAATTTCTGCATCACTTCATTATCGCCAAATGCTTCTTGCATTTTTTGAGCACTGTCTTGTGTCGCTTGATTAAGCTTAGAAAATATTCCACTTAATTGATCAGCACTTGCCTTTGTGCTATCCATAGCTTGAGAAAGTCGCTTTTGTGAGTCAGAAGTGTTATCTGTTTCTTTTCCTAGTTCACTTGTAGCTGAAATAGTTCCTCGGATAGCTGAGTTATCCCAGACATCTTTATAATTATTTTTAGCTTTATCAAAGCTTTCTCCGGCTTCATTAAAAGCATCTTCTGCACCTTTAGTATCTCCAGTAATTGTTTTCCAAATACCTTTTATACCGCTCCCAACCATCTTAGTTACATCCCAAACCGATTTAAAGTTTGCAATTAATAACTGGATAGCATCTACCACTGCTGCAATTGCAACAACGACTGTTCCAATAAGTATTGCACCAATCGTTTTAAAAGCATCTCCTGCACCAGATAGAATAGGTTTTAAACTAGATAAAGAATTCTTAATAGAATCAATCGCGGGCTTCATGCCTGCAAAAGCTTGTTTCGTGAAGCCTTGAATATTCCCAAAGTTAGTTGTCCAAGCTGTAGCCATTGCTGCGACTGCTGCTGTTATAGCTACTAAAATAGCAGTCACTGGATTAGTAAGTAGTGCTGCAGTAAGTGAACGTATAGCAGTCACTCCTGCACTGGCCATACTTCTAAAACCGTTAGCTACCATCACACCAGCACCATGTACGACTGTTCCAGTTCCTCCTGCTGCAGTACTTGTAGCAATAAGACTAGCACTCAGTGTTTTAAGTGATGTCACTGGATGAACAATTGACGATCCTAGGGTTTTAAATCCATTAGAAAGTTTGCCTAATGATGGAAATGCACTATTAGCTCCCGAACTTATTCCTTTAAAGAAATTCAAATATTTACTATTGATTTCCCCTAATCCTTTAGGTTCAAAAGCTTTACTGAATGCATCAGAAAATAGCATTGCTCGAATCATTAAACTCTCTGTTCCGGACTGCATTGCCGACATCATTGGAGTAATGAACTTAGCTGTAAATTTTCCACCAATCGAATTACTGCCAATGAAAATTTTTTCAATTCCTTTTGCAGCCGTTTCTCCAAACTGAACGAATGGAAGAGCCAAACTACTAATAAACTGTAAACCTTTATAAGCGGCTACAAGTTTGGCTACCTGTGGAATGAGAATCGCAATTTGTTTGCTATGATCTTGTATCCATGCTGAAGCATCCTTTATTTTATCTGCAACTAACTTTACGATATCCCCAAAGTTTTGAACTGATTGCGCACTTCCAAATCCCCCATACATATCGCCAAGAGCACTCAAAACACTTTTCGTAGCATTGACCACACTTGTACCTACTCCAGAGAACTCAGTTTTGAAAATTTGAACATAGGGAACTATAATATCTCCTATCTGTTGGACCTTATTCCCCATGCTTGTAAGATTGCTTTCGAAAATATTTCCGAGTGATGCAATATGCTCCTTGATACTTGAACCAGTAATCTTAGTTGATAATGTGTCCATGCTATTTACAACTGAAAGTACACCACGTGTTGTGGCAGCTTTCATATTGTCAAATGAACCCTTCCAGGTCGCACCAGCTTCCTTAGCAGCATTGGAAATCTTAGGAAAACTTTCTGTGCCTTCATTAAAGACCTTATCAAGTACATCAAAGAAATCTTCTGCACTGATTTTACCGTCACTCAAGGCATTCATGACATCTTCAGTAGACTGACCGGTTGCTTCTGCATACATACGATAAACTGGAATACCTGCTTGAACAGCACTGTTTAAATCACCCATATTCGCACGGCCTTTTGCAGCCATTTGTTGCATCTGGAGTGTTACTTGTTGAAGCTGTTCATTGGTACCATTCCCATAGAAGGAAACTGCATTCATGAAATTCTTCGTATTTCGAGTGGCCTTATCCATAGACTGGCCAGCCGTAGAGAACCCTTGAGCGGTTTTAGCAGCAGAATCCAAACCATATGCTGTCCCTTTTGTAGCTACCGTAAGATCATCAAGCATTTTCTTTGCTTTCGAACTACTACCAGTCATAACTGTCATATTTCGAGTAAAGTTCTGCATTGTATCAGAACGTGATAATGCTGATTGAAATTGTCCTGTTACCATAGAAGCGGCAGCACTCGCCACCTTATACACTCCTAAAGCACCTACTATATTTTTTATCGAACCTGTTGCTGAACGGTTAGAACCACTGAATTTAGAAAGAATATTTGTAGCTTTGGAAAATGTTGAGCTAAAGTTTGCATCCCGTGCTCTTAACACTGCTTCAATTGATTTTTGTGTTGCCATTATGCCTCCTCTCCAAATATTTCTTCAAAGAGTTGTTCATTACGTTTTAACTCTTCTATTTTTGTCCTATCTTCTTCTGGTATCTTCCCGAAAACAGCCAACTTGGCTTTTTTATAATCAAATATAGATTCCGGTGTATCGAATTTATAAAAAGTCTGTCCATTACGCTCTTCCGTAACATTAACTACCCTTTTCATGAATGCAGACTGGACTTGATTATCCTTGCACTTCAAATCTATTAACTCAATAGTTTTCAGACGAATATCTATCTCTTCCATAGACATGCGGTCAATTTCTGACAAAGAAAAGCCCGGAAAATACTGTAATAGTACTGCCCGAGCTTCATCGTTGTTTACTTTTAAGCTAGTTCGTTCTCTTTGGCCAGTTTCTCTACTTCTTTCATGACCTTCTTCGTAGCGTTGCAAGCTTTCGCTGTAGACTTTAAAAAACCCACAAGTTTTGTCAGCCCTTTATCATCTAATTCGCTTTCCAAACATGCATCAATATCTGTTGGTGTAACTTCTGGATATGTATTTAAACATGCTTTCACAAGTTTTGCGATACTCAAAAGATTCATATCATAGATTGCTGTTGCAAGCAAATAAGCCAATTCCTCATTAAGATCCCTATCAGAGATACGATCAATTTCTTCAAGAAATTTCATACCAAAAAATAGATTGTATTCTTTACCGTTAATTTTAATCATGATTTACCCTTTCTTTATTTAGCTGGTGCTTCAGTAACAGTAACTTCTGCGGTTGTATCATCTGTAAATGTCACAGTACCGGCTGTTACTTTTCCATCAGTAGTGGTTAAAGCCAAAGATTTAACACCTAAACCTGCTGCCCCATCTTTACCAGGATCTCCTTTTTCTGGAGTAGCACTGGCACGTTCTTCTAAATCATTGAGTAATGCTGAAGAAATCACTTCTCCAGGTGTCCATGTATGTTTTGCCATTTTTTGTGTTACCTTTCTTATTTAACTTTACTAGAATCAGTTTTAGCTGAATCCGCCTTAGCAACTTCTTCACTTCCTTTTGGAACGTATTCTGGAATACTGTCTTTTTCTTCTCCGTCCTTCAAAGAAATGTATTTGGTAATTTTAGCAACAGTTCCTGCATCAATATCTTCTTCTCCACGTTCAAATTTACCATTTGCTGTGAAGGTAGTTTTTACTGATACGTTTGAAGCAACATCCGCTGTTTTTTCCCAACCACTGAGATAGCCAGAAGCGTGTTTTGAATCAAACATACCGTTTGCATTCTTTTCGGATAAATCAAGTTCCCAAACATCAACTTCCTTGTTATTTTCTTCTGCATAGTGCAGCATTTTAACAAGCTCACTCTTAGATTCCAAAAACTCCATTTCTACTGTGTATGTCGAAGGAGACGGAGCTACAATATTACCGTCTTTTGTGGCAACCGTATCACTTTTTTGTTCTTCTTTTAGCGAGTGAGTAATTTGTAAAGCAAGGCGACGACCTTCCACTTTACCTCGTTCTTCTACTAAACCAACATAGAGGACCTGTTTCAGTCCTTGGATTGCTTTTTCCATTTTTGTTTTTTCTCCTTAATTTGAATTGCAGCTAAAAGTAATTGCTGCATGCCATAATTGGTCCTTGGTGCTGTCGTCCATTAAAAGGACATCTTCATCAAGCGTATTAATCCAATTAAAATTTTCTGTTTTTTGCAAGTTAAACACCGTTGCTTCAATAAGTTTAACCAACCTTTGAATATACGGTAATTCATCAGCCAAAGCATAAACATGAATAACCTGTTTTAAAGATACAATAGGTCTTTCCTTGGTATAAGTACCTGTTGCCAACTGCTCCCCAACAACAATGAACGGATATTCTACTACCTCTTGAGGCAAGTAAAAATATGTATCCACGTCTAGGAGAGGTAAGACATGTAAAAGAGCATTAGTAAGTTCTGCTTGAGGATTGAGTATTTCCATTATTTAAAAAGCCTTTCTAAATCTGAGATGAAGTTTGAAGATGCAGACTCAAACGCCAGTTGTAAATAAAATTTTCCGGGTATAAAGCGTGTACCATATTCTTGATAAGCTGCATATTCAGTGTTATAAGAAACAGAGATACTCATACCACCGTCTCTACTACTTAATTTTGCAGATCGTTTCAAGGTATAAGTGTCTACCGGAACTCTGGATTGAGATATTTTAAACATATCCGCACCGTTTCTTTTCACAACTTCTTTTACATCACTCAAATCTTCTCTCTTAGCAACTGCCTCTTGGAGGTCCTCAAGACCTGAGAGAGAGATTTCATAATCAGCCATGACCACTACCTTTTTGCTTGACTATATAAAAAGTACTTGTCTTATCATAGTTCACTCGCTTTTCAACGTTATATTTTGAGCCATTGACTATGATATACGTAACGGGTTTCTCGTATCTTGTTATAGTCCTCAAAACTTTTGTTTCATCTTTCAAGTTACCAATAACAAGTTGTGATTTTTCGGCTCCCAATTCAGATAAATTGCTAAAAATCTTTGTTTCTTCTGGTTCTGTTTGTTCAGCTCCAATTTTTCCACTATTTTCAGCAAAAACTAAAGTTACTAAAGTGTCATATCGCATCTAGTACCCCCACACATTGCCAGCACGGGCTTTTTCTTTGTACTTGGATATAATATCCAAATATGACTTAAAGTCGTTGTCAGCATAGGAAATACTCTCACCATCTTGGCTATAACTCGTCATTCCTTCGTTCTTTCTTCGGTTGTATCGAATAATAGAAACTTCTGTGATGACAAAATCTAGCTCAGGTGGTATTTCAGTTCTATCAATCAACACAGAAAGTTGTGAAGTGACTAAACTTTCTATTGTTTCCAACAATTCATCTTGAGTATTGTCTGATATTCCTAATAGCGTTTTGATTTGTTTTATAGCCACTTGCACCTCTCCTTATGTTTTTAAGCTAATTTGATACTTGCTTGGATAACATTGTCTGCTTCAACAAATGAAGGCATAGAAGTTGCGCTTGCTTTTGTCCAAGTTGCAATAGGATCTAATCCAGATTCATAAATCATTGTGTAGATGTTCCCTGCTTGTGAGTCAAGTGTTCCACCTGTAACAAGTCGGGCTTCTTCTGGGGTCATACCAAATACAGTTGAACCAAGTGAACCACTAGGGATGAAAGCAATATCTCCATCTGCAACAAAACGATGTTTTTCATATTTACCGTTTGCCAATTGTTTACGATAAGCTTTGTTATACACTTGAATTGTTGGCAATCCAGCTGCAGTCAAATAATCATTCAAGCCAGTCAATGTCGCCATTGTGTTTGATTTTTCAAATTTCTTTTGAACTGAAGCATTTTGGAGAATTTTCTGAGCTGTCAAGCCATTCATAATCATTTCATCTGGTTCAACATCAGCTTCAAGAACCCAGTTCATGATATCTGCAATCGGATCAGAAGCTTCAGTTGACCAGTCAGCTTTTTTCTGGTTTTCCTTTTTCATTTGGTAATCAACAACACTCTTAATGCCGTTTTCATCAAGTGTGATTTTACCTTTTGTCAATACTTCCATACGCATTGCTTCAATACGTGCTTTGACAGAATTAATCATGTGCTCCGTATCATTGAAAATGTTTCGGATAGCAAGTTCTTGCTGTTGTTGGAAACCTGGTGCTTTGAGCGTAAGGAGGTTTTCTTCTGACAAGCGGATTTTGCGCTTGATATAAGCAAGTTCCATGTCTGTCATACGACCTTCACGGCTCGCAATTTGCGCTTCAGCATCAAAAGCTGAAACTGATGCAACAACTGGTGTGCGGTTACCTGTACGGATATCACGGAAAGTAAAGCTTGGTACTTTAACTGAAGGGAAAAGTTTGTCACCAAGATACTCTGTTGTTGTCAACTCATTTGAGAATGTGATGAGTTCCTGTGGTTTAATGATGTCATTAATAGTTGCCATTATTTTGTTCCTCCTGCTGTATCTTTGTCTGTTTTAGCTGCATCTGCTTTCGCAGTTGTATCTGCTGTTGCTGGTTGGTTATTTTCAAGATAGAATTTAATGCCCGTCAATGCTGCTTTAGCTTCTGGTGTAGGTTGTTCTGGAAGACGATCCCCAATAACATATCCTTCAACGATAACCCCAATAGGTTGTTCTCCATTTGACACATCAGCATCACTAATTGTGATTCCAATAGCTGATGCATCATTTTTAGGATAGAACGATCCGGCTGGAATAATTCCATCTTCATTTTTGTTAGGATGCGTTGCATCAACTTGATGTGTGAAACTGATGAAGTGTTGAGATTGTAAAAAATTAATTACTTCAAAACTTTTTTTGCTACGTGTAAACATATTTATGCTCCTTTTCGTTTGTTTGCTTCAGCGGCCATACGTTGGCCAAGGCTCGGTCCTGTTTTTTTAGAACTTGCAGTTGTTTTCTTGCTTTTCGTATCTGAAAGCAATGTTTGAATTGATGTTGCTGTAGTTTCATCAAGAACTTTTTTCAGAAGAGGGACAAGTTTATCTGCAGTTTCTTTTGGCAAAGTCGCAATAAATTCTGAAGCTTCTTTTACAGATTCTTCAGACAGCGCCAAGTTTTCTAGCATTGGTTTAGTTTCCTCAACACTGTAAGTTTCTGCAGCAACCTCTTCTGTTTGTTCGTCAGAGTTATCATCGGTCTGAGTATCTGTTTCGGTATCGTTTTCCGATTCAGCCACTTGCTCCCCTGACTTCTCTTCTAGTTTTTCAACATCCTCTTGGATGTTATCAACAGCTTCTTGCTCCTCTTCTGTCTCTGCAACATCTTGGAATGAATTCAAAGTATCTTTCAGAGCTTGAAGTAAGCTTTTTTTGTTTTTTGGCATATTTGCCCCTCCTTTTGTATTTCAGTGTTCTTTAAAGCCTGCACTGATAAAAAGGCATTAAAAAAGTCACAGGATGTGACTTATTAATTACGTTGAATATTACGCTCTATGTTCGCTTGCCTTCTTTTCCAGTAATCTTTCCCAAGAATATCCTTTAGATGAGTCTCACTCTCATGTGGAAGAGAAGAACATCTACAAAAAGGATGCATAGGCGCTCTATTCTCGCCCACATTAGCTTTTGCAATAGGAAAAACTTTACCAGACAACGGAGCACATTTATCACAAGCACTGGGTTCTGTTACAAATTCATATTCTGTGAAACCTGTTTGACTGAAGCTATCCAATTGAACTCCAAGCTGGATATTTGCCCCTTCCGTGATCAATAAACGTAAAGCGTTGCTTTTTGATACTTCTAAAGGATGCATTAATCGCATCAATTCTGTTGCAAACTTACTAGGATTAACGCCACGTAAAAGCAATTCATTGAGGGCTTTTTTTAACAATCCCCTTGTATCTTCAATATTCAGCCATAAACGAGTGGACCAGTTCGCATTATTGAATGAACCATTGACAAGTTCTTCTATTAATTTTTTATCTATGTTTATAGAACTGCTTAATATTCCAGCTTGTCTTTGATATTCTATGATTCCCTCATCTGTTAAAAACTCTTTGAATTTTGGCTCCAACCGGCTATGCAGTTGATCAAGCTCTAATGAGAGTTTAGCTTTTAACAATTCCAAACGATTAACACGCATTTTCAAGTTATAAAGCTTTAGCTCTGCATTTGCCCTTTGTGAGAAGTCTTTGTTTTTCACGTACTCTTCTGCTTTCTTGTTAAATGCTTTTACATCCATCTTGTCCGCTGCTTTCATGAAATCAGCCATGCTTATCTTTTCAGATTCCAAGTAACGATTGAGTTCTTTTTCAATCTCTAAATTAATATTTTGGATAGTTTTCTGATATTCAGATTTTACATACTGAGAGAATTCCTTCTCGCGCTTTTTTATATTAATGATATTTTCACGCTCACGTTGAGCCCAATAATCATTCTTCTTCATGAGCTACATCTCCTGGATTATCAAAATAAGCATCAATTGCAGCACCCTCATTTGAGTGTTGCTCTTCTTCAACTCGTTCAATCTCAGCTTGTGGATCATCAATAAAGGAAACAAGACTATATTTTGTCTGTGTTGAAACTGGTGTGCCGCTATTTATCAGCATGTTCATTTCATCAACAACAGAATACGGAATATTAGGCTTGAATACTATTTCAAGAGCACTCAAATCTTTCATACTTTCATCAAAATCTAATTCATAGGTTTTAACATAGTTTTCTAGTGCAGTACGTGTAGAATGAGCATTAACAAATAATTGATAACGTTCTTTTGCGGACTTCTTGAAATTACTCATTGTTGAAGCTGTAGCTTGTTGAAAGCCAAAAAGCTTATACTTCATGGACTCACCACTCGCATTGCCGGAAAAATTCTCGTCCGTCAAGTCCGGAACATTTGAAAGTGAGAAGATATCTTTTCTCAGTCGAGTTTTATATGTTTCGATGGCTTGTACATCTAATGTTCGATAAATATACTTTGCATCCACCTCAGTTGGCTTACCGTCAGCATCTAATCCACTTTGAGCAAAAATGACTTTGTTAGCATACATCTTTTTATACTCATCAGTATCTTTAAGCTTACGGATATCTCCCTTAATAACCAACACAGCATTCACTAAATCATTTAAATGGTTAGCTGTATTAGCTTCAGCTAAATCATAGGCATCAATCAGACTGAGTAAATCTTCATAGTCACCGGAGCGTGAACGATTATTTTGATATTCAATAAGAGGAACACCACCAAAGAAGTGCTTTGTCGAACTTATTTCATTTAGTTCCGCACCAGATAATGAATACTCAATAATTTCGTCATGAGTGTAAAGTGTAACTCGTGTTTCTTCTGACTCCTTACCTTGACTTGGATAAGTAATATATCTCACACCAGCAATTGGTTCTTTTTCTACTGCATAATCATAGATAACAAAACATTCAAAGACATTAAGGAGTGTCACTCGATCATCTTGTACAAGCTCATATGCTCTGCCATACTTAGAAATATCAAGCATTATTTCGCTGTTATGTCGAGCCATATCACTATTCTTATCAAACTCAGTAAGTAGGCCCAATATATTATCATCAACATGTTTTAGCCTTATCGGGTTGCTTGTTGTATATCCAACCTTGAACTGAGTGATGACTTTACCAAAATTATGAAAAACTTTTATATTCTCTTCTTCATACTTGTTTGTTCTATTGTGTTTAGACATAGCTGTATTTTGAGCCTTATAATAATCATCTAAAACCGATAGTCGTTTCCGCTGCTTTTCTTTGTGATCGTTTATGAAAGATACCAAGTCATTTAAATTTTCTAACAAGTCATCAAGGCTTCTATACCTATATTGATAGTTGGCACTTTTATCATATTTTTTATTTATAAATGGATTTTCCAATATCCTCACCCTCTCTAATATATACTCAGTTTATGTATCTTCTCGGCGCCTTCATCCGCTGTAACTTTAGTTCCAGAATTGACAATGCTGTCAGTGTACAGTGCGTAGCGCATAGCATCCATAACATCATCATTATCTTTGACAGGTTCGCCTGTCTTTTCATTCCAGACATAGTTATAGATTTCTTTTTTAAATACTTTGACATCCTCAGAAATATAGAGTTTTGATTGATAAAAAAGTTTTGAGATATGTTCAATCCCTGCCAGAACTTTCTTATTGGCTAATATAGCTTGGATACCTTTATCTCTCATTTTTGCGACATGTTCTGGACGAGCTGAATCACAAAAAAACGGCATGTCTCCATACTCGTCTATTAACTTCAAAGCAATATCGCACCACGCATCAATATAAAGCCCTGTGTGCGCATGTTCTTCTAAAAGGTAGTATTTATCGTTTTTAACTCCAAACACAAGGACAACGCCATTGTGTCCCTCTGAAAAACCAAAGTCGACACCACCAACATAACGTTCGAAATGAATACTTTTCATCTCTGAGAAAGGCATATAATGCTTTTCTCTATCGAACAGACCATATATTGAACCTTTACCAGATACCCACAAGCCTTTGATTGCACGGTCATATAACATTCCTTGTGGGGTTGATAGTTTCACATTACGTTTATAATCTGGGTCAAGCAACTCATTATCGTCTAATGCAAAGTGATGATTAATAATACGCGGATTATCCTTATTATCAATATAATCTTTTTTCAACCAATGTTCTGGGTGATCTGGATTGGTATCACAAATAATATGAGCACCACTACCTGAGCACCGTGCAATAATCTCATCAAACACTTCTCGATGGCATAAACTTGCCTCATTTATATAAGCTCCGTATGCTGTCATACCACGAATACGACCAATGCCGCTGACATTACCAGTAGAAGTTTGAACAACAGTTACCCCTAACAATTTAAAATTATTGTACCTGTCATATTTGATATCTATTCCCATATTTATTAACTCTAAGATAACGTTTTGCCTTATATTACTAAGTGTAAATCCAGCGAGAATATATTGTGGATTATCTACACCATCTTTATCAGCCATGCGCTTTGCTCGTGCTAATTCTTTCAAAAACAACAGGTTATCTAGAACAGTTTTTCCGCTACGTTTCGCCCCATGATTGATTAAGATATGCCAATCATCATTATTATTTAACTCCCTGAGTATTCTATCTTGCTTTTTAGTAAGTTTCATTGTAACTACCTCATCTGTTATAATTTATTTTGAAAGGAGGAACTTATGGAAGAAAACCAATTAGAAATTGAACAATCACTTGCTATTTTGACAGACATGTACAATAAAGCTAAGAAAAATAAAGAACCATCATTCGAAGTAAATGCAATGATATTTGATGGGTTGGATACTCGTGAACACATTCAATATTTTCTATCTAAAGTTGGACATGATGTAAACGTGCATTATGGATTCGACATTACTTTTACTTTTCGTTCTCCTCAATGAGAACACGAGCAATTCTTCCTGACATGAGGAATTGCTTTTTTTCATGTATTGTAATCTGCAAAACAGAAACTTCTGGAGATCTGCTTATATATGAAATATGTTCTATGCTTTGCAAAGGTGCCCCATCAATGCATAATGTGCCTCCGCTTCCTTTTCCTACCAGTGTAAAATCATGTTTTGCTAAATCAATATCTATTTTCATTATTAGACTCTCCTATATTGAACACCTATCAACAAAAAGTTGACTTGGATCAGTCATACATTCTTCCAACTCGTCAATTTTGTGGCGTTTTTTTATTTCAACTGAGATTACGTTATCATCGATATTTTTGACAGTTTCTTTAATCAACTGCTCGACAGTTAAACCAACATATTTTGCACCTTGATTCTCTTCATCGATAACTAGTGTTTTTGTTTTCATGATTTTCTCCTTATTATTTGTAATTGTGGTAAATCTATTTCAATTTCTCCAAACTATCTGCAAGTCGCTTCAACTCATCATCTTGATTGGTTGCGGCTTCTTTTTTGTCAAAAGCACCATTCACTTTAAGAATATGCTCGATAGACTTCTGTCGCTCTTCTATTTTGGGCGAGTATTGTTTTTTCTCTTCAACCAAAACTTCATCTGTTTTTGGATCTAACTCACGATAAATAAAAGTTTGAGGTTCCCCATTTGCGATTGACTTAGAAAGTAGCAGAGCTTCTTCAACGGTCATTAGTCGACTCTTTTCAAGCTCTTTAAGTCTTTTTTGAATATATTCTGAAATGACAAGTTTTGACAAGTTTTCAGTAGCAATTCTATTGGCTGTTTTCTTGCTGTAACCTGCTCGGATAGCTGACTGAGTGGCATTCCCAGTTTCAATATAGTAGTCTGCAAATTTCTTCTGTTTTATTGTCATTTTAGCCACTCAATCGCTCACCTCTCTTTCCATTTTATGAAATATAAAAAGCCGCCATTTCTGACAGCTTTAAATTTTTTAAGTTCTTGACTATTTTATTTATTCTCTTCCACAAAGAATCTCAGGAATTCTCTTCCAAATTTCGAAATTCTTAATTGTTCTCGTGGCCTATATTCTTTGATATCCTTTAATTTCCCAAACTCTTTTGTATCAAATTTTCTAGGATTCTTAAACGAGGTAAGAATTTTCATATTCTTGTTAAAAACTTTTACAAAATCTTTGAAATGTTTATCAAAGCTCTCTTCTTCAGCATCTTCTAGTAAAGTCATTCTTTGAAGATTTTTTCTAACTGCATCATACTGATGATATTCTATTCCAAATTCTTCCAGTACTTCTGAGTAATTAGTTGCAGACTCCATCTCAATATAAAGCCTACCATATAGCTTGAGAACACTTATATCTAAAACTGTTAACTGTGATAAAGTATCGTAATAGATATAAGTAATATCAGCGGATGGTTGTTCTACTTTAGTCAAATTCGTAAAACCGTTTACCATATAGGAAATTTTTTCTTTTTGTTGAGCTTCCATGGCTTGTTCATACACATAGGCCATTAAATCATCAAGTACTTCTTTTTCCTCAGGTGTCTTCGTTTTTAGCGCAGTCTCAATCTCAACCATCCGCTGATTTAATTCATTCATAAGAGTTTCTGTATTTTTGATTCTCTTTCTCATATAATGATTTGCAGCAACTTTACCGACTACAGGAACTAAATCAACCATAGCGCCCCCTACAATTTCTGCACCAGCCAATAAATATTCATTGTCAATTACTTCAGGAAGCAATTCAACCCCTTTATCCTTGACAAAATCTTTACTTGAATCTAAAAGCCCTTGCAAAAAACCTTCTTTTATTTCTTTATTCAAAATACACTCCTATACTTTTTATTATTTCAAGTATAGCAAAAAGTCCAACAGATATAATCTGATGAACTCGTTTTTGATATTTTCCGATAATACAAGTATAGCACCGAAAATTGAGATTGAAGTTCCTTTTTTTGCCAATTTCTAGTCTTTTTTTGTCAATTTTGTCCCCTCAAATCAAGTGAATAACAAAGGGATGAA